TGGCCATCTCAAAGAGGACCAAGACCCGCTTCAAACTAATGTCTGCCGGGGAAAAGGGCCAAGTCAAGAAGGCCGCGAAACTCCTCTTCGATTGTGAATTATTGGGTTCAAAACGCGCCCAGGAGATTGTCCGCTGGGCCGAGAAGAGGTGAAGCGATGCCATACGGATATGAGAATTGGCGATATTCCCGAATCACGGCCGCCCAGATGGACGCTACAATGTCCACACCGATCCTAACTACAGGCGAGAAGCCCAGAGTAATCTTTCAACTCTCGATGTATAACGGGACCAACACTGCCGGTAATGAGATGGGTATGTTTCTAATCCCTGCCACGCAGGGTCCTGGGATCGATGGCAACGGCCAGGTTGCGATTGCAGGCGATGTCTCCTTCTCATACGGGAAGGTGGACGCCGCGATCACAGCCACGACAGAACAGGTTCCCCTGCAGTTTGGTCCCTGGGGAACTAAAGGGACCACTAACGGGGCTTGGATGGCTATAATCCCCCCTAATTCTATGCTATGTGTCTGTGCAACAACCGCAAGTAATGGAACTATCATAGCAAACTGCATTTCAGCCGAGCTCGCTCCTGGGATGTATTGAGATGCCTCGCCTCCCTGTTGATGGGAAGAAGGTTATCGAGTATCGCGTCACCCTGGGTGCGAAGGAACGGGAACTGTTTCAGGATGCTCAATGGTCCTACACCTTCGGGAAGGTTGGGGCGACCGTTAGCGGGATCCTGGGGAACCCGGTAATCCTTCTCGGAATAGCCGGGTATATCGCCTACAAGCTCGACCAGATACTGGACCCAGACTGGCGCAACATCGTGGAGGATATGACGCCGGATCAACTCAGAGACTGGCTGGAAACCCAGAACTTAGTCGGAGCCGGAATCGGTGGCCTACTCGGTTTGATTGTAGGAGGCCCTCTTGGAGGCATCTTTGGATCGATCCTGGGTTCGGCCGCTGTCGAAGTAGGGGAAGGGGCGTATGCCGCCGTTGATGAGGCCTCAGACGAGATGTTTGAGGGCATTGATGCGACACTCAATCCAGTGAACGGAGTACTGGGTCTAATGTGGTTTATGAGAACCCTAGAAGAACTTGGAACCGCCCTGCAACCTGGATCCCAAGATGATAACGGAGGCGGCGGAGGCGGAGCCTTTTAGCCCCACACTTGAGGGTCATTTTACCTATTCTTGGACCATAGAACTGCCCATAATCGGCGTATTTTGGGAGTTTTTGCTCTCCTGGTCGGCTTTGCGTTCCCTTCAATCTCGAGGTCATCAAATTCAATCTGTTCAAGGTTGCACATTTTAGCCCGGTGTTGAATCCACTCTTCAGGACAATTGAACTCCTCGAGAAAGTCCCAGCCCTTGATTAGCCGATCTCGGTCCTGGTGGAACTCGTCGAATTCAACCATACTTCTGAATTCGCGCCAGTCCTCCATCCTGGGAGTGCCATGCGGCCAATGCTTCAAACAGATACGGGTCGGGGCCGGGACACAATGACTGCCAACCAATCCATGCCCCATCCGTTCAACGGGGCAATCAGGAGAGCGTTGAATGGCGTCCCATCGAAGGAGGCATTCGCGCACAAACTTAGAGAGGTTAGGAACCCTCTTCGCTATGTGTGAAGTCTTAAGATCCAGGGAAATTGATTTGATGATACTACTCATTCAAACTCCTCCAGTCGAAGTTGAAGGCGTTGGGGTTCGTCCAGGATCCTGACCGAACGGCGAAAGACCTCAATATCTCCCGAAGTCTTCTCAAAGACTACCCAGACCATAGGAAACCCTAACTGCCATTCTTTCGGGTTGTCGAAATACCAGAGGCCCGTCACGACGAAGCCCCAGGACTCGCATAGTTTGAGTCGGTTCATGTTGAGTGCGTAGGACGGGAGAATGTAGGCAAAACCCTGTTTTGAGATTTTGCAAGAATGCTCAAGAATTTTTGTCAGTTTGCTAAATGGGGGGTTGGAAATTAACCAATCGAACTCCCGAGCTTCTTTGAAGAAATCCCGGCCCCTGTGGATTTCACACCATTCCACCTCGAGGTTTTCTAACTTCTCAAGGTGATTGAAGAAGGCCCCTGTTCCCGCGAAAGGGTCGAGGGCGGTTTTGGCAGGGAGGAGATCAACAAGGCCGACCAGACGCCCAGCAAGGGCCGCTGGAGTATAGAACTCGTCGCCCTCATGCTTCTCGGTTTCGTCCCTGTCCTGGATCCCCTGTAGGGACTTGCTGAGTTTGCTCATGTCCATTTCTCCAGTTGATCCCTGGGGAAGGGAGTCTTCAGCCATGCGGCGAGGAATGATTGGCCCAGGGCGTATGGGACGAGATAACGCTCCTCCTTCGGAACCCCTTGAGTCCCGGTCTTTGAACCTCGAGGAGCGGCTTCGTGACAGTCCCATCCGGTTCTGCACATCGGGCGAGGGATCCAGGACGCAGGGAAATCGCCCCAGAGGTCAGTGGGCTTCATTCGGAAGTCTCCATATTGACAGTAGGTGATTGTTTCTCGGGGGTATCGGTCCATTATAGAGATTTTACGCATCATACCTCGAGGGTTTTCAAGAACCCACGGACAGCCCATATTCTCAAGAAGATACAGGGTATGATGCAATCGCTTAATCATCTCCCACGCCTCCTGGGTTTCGGGCCAGCCATACTTGCCCTCTTTGCGCCAATGGGAGAAGCCGCCGGCCACGCTGAAGAGAGTGCAATCAACAGAGGCCCAGGCGAAGTCATACGGGCCGTGATCCAGGAGATCTTCAACAGTCACATCAAGAATGTCAGCATGAATGAAGTCGTCGCATGAATCCTCCCATTTCTCATCAATATCCACCCCGACGATTTCCCAGCCGTGGTCGGCCCAGGGCCGGGTCGCAGAACCCGTCCCTATCCAAAGATCCAGGACTTTGTTTTTAGGGGGTGGAAGGCGAGTCCAGGGACCGGGATGCACTACTACGCGGGATTCATGCGCCACCTGTCTCGCCCTCCAAACACTCTGACCGAGTGTTAGGCTTTAATAATTATGTAAAATTCCTATGTTTTATTGAATTATTACCACTACTACTACTACTACACCTATTCTAACTACCTACTACTACTACTAAAACAAAGTTTTAGGGCCGGGTTGGGTGTGGTTGGGGCATGGATTGGGATCATCTCATATTGGCTGTGGTAATTTTCGACCTACTGCTCTCCATCTGGCTCGCCAGAATGCTGGTATTCGCCGTCCAGGGTGAAATTTCAAAGTTGAATAATCAAATTGCCGAAGCTATTCAGGGAATTCTCGCCCAGGGAATAGGGGATTTTGAACCTCCTAACCCGATCCAGGCGGTATTTGCGGATTTGCTGAAGTCTAAACTGTCCGAGAATCTAAAGGGCGACCCTGTTGATGTCCTACGGGATGCTGGCGGGAAATTTTCGGGATAGATTATAACCGAGGTTTTCCCCCTGGTCAAACTCGATGGCACGAAGAAAGACGAAGCGTCGAAGGTCGCGCAGGTCATTCAGCATTCTAAACGGTCTGGAAGCCCTGGCTTATGCCACAATCATGACTGAAGGAATCGCAGGGACTTCACCCTGGGGATTCATCACAGGTAGTGCAGACCTCAAGGGAACCTTTGAGGGTCAATTTCTTCAGATGACTTCGGGCATGAACGGATCCGGAACAGGAATAGAAGTATCAGGGCAGGGTGAGATTTCCCTGGGCGACCTGGCAACCAATCCAGGAACCGCATTAACCCAAATGGGAATGAATTTTCAAAACAACCTTCTCCCGATGGCGATTGCTGGATTTACGACGGCCATCGGTTTCAAAGTTGGGAAGCGCCTTCTCAGAGGCCCAATATCCTCAGTTAACAGAAATATAATCAAGCCAGCCCTAGGTGCTGGAATTCGACTCTAGAGGTGTGATGTATGGCGAATGTGAATTGTTATGGTCAAGTAGTGTCTTCTCGAGGGGGAGTCGTCCCTCTATTGAATACAGCACAAACCGAGGCCTCAGAAGAGGAAACGCAGACTGATTCAAACTTTGTAGGATCGGCTCAAGTCTTCGGAACCTTCGCCTCCCAGCAATATGGAAACTTCGTAGCGGCTAAGGCAGGGATCCAGGCCGAGAATGATTTGACCTATTCATTTGTGCGCTCGGCTGGCAAAATTAAATTAGCCCTTCCTATCGGCGGCGGCACAGGAACTTCAGGAGGAAACTGCGGATTGCCCGCAACCCTTCCATATCCGAAGCCAATAGCTTCTGGAGACCAGGTCATCACAATGGCCAACGCCGGAACTGACAGAGAAGCGGCGGTTTCAGTCGCTTGCAGTAATGGTGAATACCATGTATTTTCAAAAACCGTGGCTGGATCCGGCGAACAGGAACTAGTCAGCATTCTGGACGGGCAGGGAATAGGAGTCACACTCCAGGGGAGGACAATTACTCACTGGTTCGCGGTTGCAGGGGCGAACGACGCAGAATTGACCAGCCCGGTATATCTTCTCGATGGATCGGGCGTTCCTATAGGTTCTGTCGGCTTCTCAGCCGGTGCGGGTGATTGTGCTGCAACCTTTCACCCTACCCGGTGCCAGGTCGCCCTGAACTCAAGATTAGTGTTCAGGACGGATGCTTAGTGGCCATCTCAAAGAGGACCAAGACCCGCTTCAAACTAATGTCTGCCGGGGAAAAGGGCCAAGTCAAGAAGGCCGCGAAACTCCTCTTCGATTGTGAATTATTGGGTTCAAAACGCGCCCAGGAGATTGTCCGCTGGGCCGAGA